ATGAAGCGATCCGATATAAAGCGCCGGCCATTGGCCGATACGGTGCTGGCTTCCCTGGAGCCAGAGGATAAGGAATACCGCGAGAACTATGGAATTGACCGGCTCTATTTCGTGGTCAGCAGCACCGGCCGTAAGCGCTGGGAGCTGAGATTCAAAAAGCCCGATGGCAAGTGGGGCTGGCACGGCCTGGGCTCTTACCCCGATGTCACCGCCAAAAAGGCCAGGGACAAAGCCCAGAAAGCCCAGCGCCTGAACGCCGAGGGCGTTGACCCGATCGCACACAAAGCGAACATCAAGGCATCCAGGGATGCGGCCGAGACCAACACGTTCAAGGCAGCCGTCGATCTGTGGCTGGAAAAGAAGATCAAGGATGGTCGGGCCGAAAAGACCCTGGCCGGAATCAATGGCGCGCTGACCAACGACATACTGCCGGCCCTCGGCAAAAAGCCCTTGAGCAAGATCACGCGGGCAGACTGCGCCAACCTGCAGGCCAGTATCGAAGGCCGTGGCGCCCACAACACTGCCGAGAAGGTCCGCGTATGGGTCAACCAGATATTCGGCCTGGCCATCGCCAGGGGCATGACCGAGAACAACCCGGCCAGCAACCTCATAGACATTGCAGAAAAGGCGCCACCGGAAACGCAGTATCCCCACCTGGTCGAGGCAGAGTTGCCGGAGTTCCTGCGCGCACTTGGACAGTCGAGCAGCGGCACCATCGTGCGCACGGCCTCATGGCTAACGCTGCTGACGGCTTCGCGCCCAGGCATGACGCGGTGGGCTGAATGGTCTGAGGTCGATCTAGAAGCGGGGCTTTGGACAGTCCCAGCGGTGAAGATGAAGATGCGACGGGATCACGTGGTGCCGCTTCCCACTCAAGCAGTGGAAATGATCAGGGATCTACAGCGGCTCACCGGACGGTCACGCTACCTGTTCCCCTCGAGCGGGGAAAAGGTGCCGGTGATATCAGACGCATCGATCAACAAGTGTTTCGCGCTGATCGGCTACAAGGGCAGGATGACAGGCCACGGCAGCAGGCACACCTGCGAGACGCTGCTATCCGAATTCGGGTGGGATGAGAACTGGCGCGACATGCACCTGGCTCATAAAAAGGCGGGACTCAAGGGCGTGTACGACAAAGCAACATACCTACCCCAGCGCAAGACGATGGTGCAGTGGTACGCCGACTACCTCGATGCGCTGCGGGACGGGATGACCAGCGAGCAGCGCGCGGCATTCAAGGCCATGGCAAACAAAGGGTAGGTCTGCGCCTTACTGCTCCCACCACTGCGAAAGCGCACCGCTCGTTGTGATGACGACCGAGCCAAAGGGCGGAACTGTCACCGTTCCTGTGCAGGCAGTAGGTCCGGTACCAGCAGCTGTTGTAGCAATGCGCATGAGCCCGGAACCGTTTATGTTTGCGTCAATTGTCGTTGACGCGCTGCCAGAGGTGGCGGTTACCGTTATTGCGAGTGGCCGTGCGGAATTGTTTCTGTATGGCGTGCCAGCAACCCTGGAACCGATAACGTTTTGCGGCGCCTGCCAGTTCCATGACGCAATTAAACTCGACATTGCGAGACCGCCAGCGCCCTGAACTCGGCTTGGGTCGGTCGCCCATGTACCCGCCGCAGCTTGTGTCAGCTCTGCAAATCCTATGACTCGATAAGGCACGTTGCTGCGAGCAGTTGCCGAGTAAATAACATTTGCCGAGGTGGATGCCGCGCTTAGCGCCGTAGTGGATATCAACCCCGTCTCATCAAGGTTTAATCCACCGGCCTGATTCACAATGGCCAGTTCTACTGTACCCGCCACATCAATCGCCAGCCCTATGAGCCGCCCCAGGACGCCATTGGCAGTACCCAGCGTGGCGCCAACTGGAACGCTTAGGAACAGGTTGTTCGGGATATCCCTGGTGTTTACCGTTCCCACCCCAAGCGTTGGGGACCGGAATGAAATGGGAGTTTTCAGGAGGCTAAAGAACAAAACGTTGGTTGCGACCGATGCCGCGAAAGGCATTATTTGTTTCTGCATCGACTGAACAGCCAATGCGGACTTTATTGCCCAATGGTGAGCAGAAAATAACCCTGCGATTACAGGGGCATCCTCTGGGTTTTCCGCCCACTTTTGCGCAAGGATGGCCGAGTCTCCGGCCGAGACAGCCGATAACGCTGCAGCATCCTTTGAGTTGCTTGCAGATAAGGCCGATGCTGCTGCGGCTTGTGCTGATGAAAGCGCCAGCGCCGGCTGTTGCTCGATCTGAGCAAGGGTAAGGGTTGATGTGATTGGGTCGCCATTTGCATCAAAGGCCAGCATCTTCAAGGAGCGGGCAGCCTTTGCTGGTAGCGGCGGTATGCCTTCTGGCTCCAGGAGACTCACCGTGAGGCCTCGGGTGTTATCACGGCTCAACTGTTTGATGGCCAGCCACAGTCGGTCATAGTCACGGTTTACGGTCTGGGCGAGAAAGTCGCCATTGATCTGGTAGTCAGCCAACCGCTGGAACGGAACAACCATCTGAAATAGAAGGTCCCCAGTGGGCGCTGGGGTGAATGTGCAAGAGCTGGTCGGATTGCCGATCCCGGTCAGGGTGAAACCAGTTGTCACCGGCACACCGTTAAGAGTGATCTGCAGATCAGCCGCATCCAGCAACAGGAAGGGGATGGGGTACACGGTGGCCACGCCATTGGCTGCGTAGCGTTTGAACGTTGGTCCGGGTTGAACTGACATGATTGGCCCCTGGTGGTGGCGGGCTAGTAGTCGACCTGCACTTCGTGCGTGCCCGCATCTGGACGCCAATTGTCACGACGGGCCTCTGTCGGTTTCCCGACTATCCGGCCAATGCGAACTGGGGTCTGGGCGATAGCGCCAGCGCCCGAGTCTATATAGTCGTCATCCTGATTGTTCACCGCTGGGTTGAAGTCGCGCATCTGGTCCCAGATCGTGTTCAGTACATCGACGTGCGCCCACAGGAATTTGGCAGACAGCGGCGATTCAAAGGCGTCAAGGATTCGCTTTTGCTTGTTGGTGCTGGAGTGTTCCTCCCCTACTCCGCACCCAGTGCCCTTCAATGCTTGCTTGAGTAGAACGGGGGCGAACCCGCCGGGGCCGTTGGTTTCGATGACCACACGCGGGATCTGGTGTTTAACCACCAGTTCACGTATCTGATGCACCTGGCCCCCAATGATTTTATCGCCGTTGAATTCCGCAATCTCCCCGGTGAGCCCCACGGCCAGGTGCCAATAGAGCTGACCCCGCGCATCGGTCAGAATCAGAGAGAAGGCAGAGGCGTCGGACTTGATCTTGCCCAGGGAGCAGTCCCAATACGCAACCGCGCCGACGATCTGCGTAGAGCCGAGGTACATGGCTGCCGCGTTGTTGGCGTAGCGCATGGTTGGCTGAACCGCGTACGGGATGATGCGCTCAGGGTCCAAGCGAACCTCCGTAACGGGCTTCGAGTGCAACTGATACTGCGAATCCCATTCGTTGATGGTGCGGGTTTTCTTGCGACGCTTCTCCAGTTCCAGCAGGTCGAAGCGATCAACCCAGGCAATACCAGCGTAACAGTCGATCAGCGTTCCCGGCGGGGAAAAGAACGCGATACCGGTTTTGGTCAGCTGGTAATCCTTGCCCAAGGCCAGGGCGCGGGCGTGCTTGCCGATCCCTGAAAACACGAATTCCGGCACGAACGGCAGATCGTAGGCCGTCAACTTGGCGTCTTCAATCCGATGCTCACGAGCAAACATGCGGATGGTCAGGCAGTCCGCGCCCAGCGCTTCCTGTTCGTCGTACAGGCTGTCATGGGTGTGCGGCGTGCCAACGAACAACAGGCGCGCACCGGGCACCATGATGTGGATCTGCTCGCCCAGTCGGTACCGCAGCTTCTCCCGCGCCTCAGGCGTGGCAATGTTCTTGGGAACTTCAACATCATCGTTCTGGCATTCGTCGGCACGCGAACTGGTGATGTTCGACATGATGCCGGATGCCTGCATGGATGGGTTTCGTTCGTCCACGGCGCCTGGCACCCACCAGAACGCAGTGTCGCCCTTCATTTTCCTGTGCGCATCCAAGGTCAGTGGGTGACGCATCAGGATTGCCTTGCTGTCGCGGCTGGTCTTGTAGGCCGTGGGGTCCGTGTCGCCTTGATGCAAAATTCGATAGGTTGGGTCCAGGTAGAACCGCCAGGCGTTGTATAGCGCCAGGATGGTGGACTTACCGAACCCTCGGAAACAGCGAAGCACCGCGTGGTCTCCACGATGCTCAAGCCAGTGGCAAGCCCGGATATGGATGTCCGGCACATCCCACTTCATGCGCTTTGCCCAAATCAGGAAGAACGCCAGAAACGAGATGTACTTAGTGGACATGCACGCCCGCCTGTGCGCGCTCCAGTAGTGCTGTGGCTTCGCGTTCGGCCTTGGCCTGCATGGCGTCGAGGTCGTCTTCAGTGGTGCCGCCTGGCAGCGTGCCGCCCTGTACGTGGCCGGTGATGCTCATAACCTTGACCAGCAGTGTCATGGTGGCAGCGGCGTTTTTCTTGCACCAGTGCCGGTCGCCTCGCTCTTCGCGGGTGAGGTCGGCCAGGGTCTTGCCGGTGCCGGGCCAGTTACCGGGATTCGCCTCATCGAGAACAACATCCGCCAGGCCTTCGGAAAGTGCTTTGAGTCGCTCAATCTGATCAGGTCGCATTATTTCGCTCCCACAGCTGCGCCAAGGTTCGGCGCGCGATCTGGTGTTGAATCGCCCGGCTCCCACCAATACGACTGATTGAATTCCTTGCGGGCCCGCTGTTTCATCCGGCGCAGGTAGCCAGGCGAGAAGTAATCCTGCAGCTGGTTGAAGATCAGGTGGTCAGTGGCGGCCTTGGTGTACCAGAGGTTGGCACCGGGCAAATGGCTCTTGGCCAGACGCACCAGCTTGCCCCCGGTTTGGTTGACCTCACCGTCTGCGGCGTTGTCCTTCAACTCGAAGATGGCTTCCAGATCGCCGGCGATGGGTCCGCCCAAGGCTGCAAGCGGCGAGCTCCCGCCCTGCGACGTGTCGGAGAACAGGAAGTCACCGTACAGGCCCATGGCGCCACCCTTGAGGAATGACGCCAGCCCAAAGCGCAAGCCGGGAACGCCCCACTTCTTATCGTCGGTGATGTCCTTCGGATCGCGGCCGGCGGCAATCTCCCCAAGCTGAATGGCCATGCCACCCAGTACGGTGGTGGACGCGACCAAGGCAGCGAGATATCCAGCCTTACCCCATCCTTCCTGGGCCATGCCGCGTGCGCCGTGGCGCATGATCATGCCGATGGAGAAACTCTTGAACTGCCAGAATGAACGCAACAGCTCGCCCTTGGCTGTGCCGCGCTCGACGCCGCCGTGCATCATCGCCTTCTCCCTGGCGCCTGGCTCAATGATTGCCATGTTGGTTTCATCCAGCACGGCCCCCAGCAGCTTGGTGGCGGCCTGATCCTTGAGGCGCTGCGGGGTTGTCTTGAGTTGCTGCGCCATCGGCACCAGATCGGCGTTGGGAATGCGGTAGATGCTGTTCGCAGTCAGCACGGTGTCTCCCACGCCGCGCCAGTCCTCGGGCTGCGCCATGCGCCACACGGACCAATCAGTTTCGGTGACGCCCTGCCCCATCAAGCGCTTGGCGTCGGCTGGATCCATTGCCGCCAAGGAATCATGGCGGCGCGACATATCACCGATGGTGTCCAGCATGGTGGCGCCGAACGCCCGCTGACTGCCGGCGGTCAAGGCATTGAGCCCGGATGCCTGCATGACCTTGCTGGCAGCGGTCTGGGAGAACTTGGCGATGCGGCCGGCCACCTGTTCATTGGTACCCAGGCCATCAGCTCCGAAGCGGTTCAGGCTGCCGATCAGTTGATTCAGGCCCAGGCCCGCGCGTTGCGCCATGCGTCGATCACCAGAACTGGCCGGGTTGAGCATGCGCAACTCATTGGCAAACACCTTCATCACCGGCATGCCGTTCATGGATGCGGTAAGGCCCAGCGTTCCCTGGTCGGTGACCGAAGTCAGGACGGCGGAACCCAGGCGGCTGGCGACGTTGAGTGCGCGGTAGGTGTCGAAACCATTGGCCAGCGCGGCAGATACCGGCGGTTCACGGGTGCCGGCCACTTCCTCAAATAGGTGCTCGATCTTCTTGCGCTGCTTGGCGGTCTTGGCCAGGTCGCCGGGTTTGGCGGTATCCATGGCTTTCTGTCCGGCGTCGAGGAAGTAGCGCATTTGATTGCTGGGGTTCGGCCCCAGCGCTTCAACCAATGCGATATCCCGAGAAGCCCGGTCAATGTGCCCAATCAGCAATTCCAACAGGTTGCGGTCCCCATAGGCCTTCTGGGCTGCGATGAAGCTTTCGGCATCCTTGTAGTGGATCTGCCGCGACTCGCTCCCACGGTTGGCACGCATGCCGTTACCGGCAGCCTGGCCGGGTTCAATCTTGTTGGCGCCACCGGTGGCCAGCGTCACCCAAGCGTGCTGTAGGAAGTCGGTCAGCTCGGCATCGTTCATCGGCGAGCCGTCTTCCTTGAGGTACTTGCCACGGTTCGCCCACTGCACATGATCGGCGACCCACTTGGCCTGGTCCTTGGCCACCTTTACCTGGGAGTGGTCGCGCGGCATGGACCAGTCATCCAGGAAGCCAACGTCACCGCCAGCGCGGTTGAAGCGCTGGCGCAGCTGCTCGGCGGTGTCCTTGAACTGCTTGGCGGCCGTCTTGGCCACGGTGCTGCCGGAGTCCTCGCCGTGCAGCTCACGCACCAGGGCCAGGTTGCCGGCCTCATCTTGGAATAGACCCAGGAACTTGCCCTTGGTCTGGTCGATCACGTCGAGCATGCGGCTCAACGAGTCGTCACGGATCGCCCGAGTGGATGACTCAATGGACAGAATCCCGCTCTTGCCGTCGGCGGAAAACGCCAACATCCGGTCGAGCCCTTCAAGTGGGCGTTCCGGGAAGCGCTGCATGTAACTGGCGATGCGGTCGTGAGCCAGGATGGTCAGGGCCACGCGCTTTTTCTTGAGGTTCGCCTCTTCCACCAGGTCCTTGGCGGACTTGGCAGCGGCTTCGTTGAGCCGATCGGCAGCGGTTTTGGATTGCCAGGTGGGGTCGGTCTGCGCCAATTGCTTCATGTTGCGGCGCACGCGGTTCTCGATGCCCTGGATTTCCTGCTGGTTGAGAGAGCGGCCTATGGCCTGGGTGACGGCTTGAATGCATTCGGGGCGCATGGGCTTGCTCCTGTTTGAATGGGAGCAAGCCTATGGGGTGGGGATAGACGGTTTCCCGACTATTTGTTACTCGGCTACGCAGCCGTTACCGCGCGATGACCATCCGACAATCTTGGCATCCTTCACCTCTACAACGGTGGCGCAGGCATATTCTATGCCCTGCGCTGGTACTCCGTGATTCACAGTGGTAAATGCTGCGTTGCCGGTGTACGTGGTGTTTGCCGTGGTTGGCGTGCCTGGCAGCACCAGGGCATTGCTGAACGAGTATTGCAGGAACTTGCTGCCGCCGGATTCGTAAACGCTCTCGGGCGGACCCCACTTGCGAATCATCTTGGCTTCATCCTGGCCGACCCACGTATCCATATTGGCCTTGTACTTCGCCTCAGAGGCGCAACCGCCCAGCAATGCCAGGGCGGCCAGCAGCAGTATCTGTTTCATCCGTGTATTCCCGATGCACCAATGTTTGCGCATATTCCCACATCACCCCCGTTGCAGGAAGCAAGTGGCGGCAGCGGCAAAACCCTTGGCGTCCTGGGTGGCCTTGGCGATATCGGCGTCAGCACTGGCCAGCAGCTCACGGGCGGAAACGGTGATGGGGTTGCCGTCTTCGTCCAGGGCGCCAGTGGCAATGCGCACATCTTCGGTGCGGGCCAGGATCTCGTCGGCAACCTGCAACACCGGATCAGATGCTTCACCGCCACCCTTTCCGGCGTCATTTACCACGCCAGCCCCCGGTTTATCTGGGGTGGTAACTTTCGCCCCCCCTGATTCACCGCCGGGCTTACCAGTCGCTGCCGGCGTCGTTTCCGGTTTTCCGACATTTTTTGAGGCGCCAATATCCAGCGGCTTAGCCTGTAACGTCGGGTCGGCTCGCTCTATATCGTCAAGGATGCGGGTGATTTCCTGGCGGGCGATCTGCGCCATGGTCAACTTTGTGTTGGCCTCGGCCACGCCAGCGGACAGCGGATTCTTGTCGAAGCCCTTCACAATGGCGTCAGCGCGCTGGGTTACCCGGTCGCTGAAGCGCTGCGGAACTTCACCACGGTCCATGGCGTTCAGGTCCGCACGGGCTTGCTCGGCACTGCGGTTGCCGCCCAGCGCTTCATTTAGCGACGTCTGCCGGTCGGTCAGGTCCAGGCGCTCGGCGTCGATGGCTTTGCGCGCTGACTGCTCGGCCTGCTTGCGGGTCTGCCCTTGCTGCTGAAACTCTTTCGCTCGAGCGCGGAACGTGTCGTCCAGACCTTCAAGGCTGCGGGCTACAGAAGACAGCTCGGTTTTAACGTCCTTCACGTTCGGCAAGATGCCGGCGGCTTCCTGCTCCAGCTCAATGCGCAAATTCGGCTCCAGATCCTGCCGCGCGCTGGCCAACGCTGCATCCTTGCTGGGCGCCATGACCGGACCGTCATCGGCCGCACGCATGAACTGGGCGCTGTGGATGCTGTCGGGCAGCACAACCGGCTCTCCGCGCTGCAACTGGTTGATCACCGTGCGGATTGCATCTTGATGTGCCATGGCCGACGGCGGATCAATAGGCGCGCCCGGTGCGGTATCGACGTCGGCGTGCTGATTGGTGCGCTCGGTCAGAGCAGCATCGACCTGGCGGGTGGTCGGGCGGCGAAAGTTCGTGCGCCCGATACCGAAGAACGCCAGCCCCATGATGGCGTCAGTAGCCAGCGCGGTGCCGTCCATGACTTTGTATTGGGCAGCCTGACCGTGATATCCGTTGCTCTCCAGGAGCTTGGCAGTGGCTCCACGCCCAGCCATGCCCAGACTTACGTTTGCGCCAAGGGCGATAGAGACATCACCGAGCAGTGGCTTGACGAATTTGGCCGCCGGCAGAACGGCGCCTACGCCCATCGTGGCGGCATCGATCAGTCCCTTTTGCGTGGCGGTGGATTCGTCTAGGCCCTCTGCTACCCCCACCTGCTTGCTGGAGAATCCAGCGGGCGCACCAGCGGCGACAGCGGCGCCGACCGGACCAGCAGCAACGGCACCGGCAACGGTGCGCGGCAGTACGGCAGCGGCTTCGCCCAGGATCTGGCCGACGAGACCAACCTCTGTTGGGTCGGGGCGCAGATCCATGACTGACTTGGCTGTTGCCTCGCCGATGTCGCGGGCCTGGGTTTCCCGAAACTGTTGCTGATCGGCCAGCTGCCCGTCATCGGGCGCATAAGACGAGCCAATGGCCAGGTCCGACTCAACGGCCAGGCTACCCAGCTGCAGGGCGGTGGACTGGATTGTACGCCCGCCCTCAATGGCGCCACGCAGCAGGTTAGGCCCTATGGTGCTGAGCGCGCCGGTGAATGCACCAGGCGCCAGCTTATCGGCCGTACGACCCAGACGGTCATCCTGACTACGCGCCTCGCTGTCTTCGATCATTCCATCTAGCCAGCTCATTTGACGATCACCATGATAGGTTTCTGGGTGTCCGGATCGATCTGCACCCGGCCGGCGTTCAGCAGGTAATAGGAACCTTCCTTGCCTGGCACTGGCATCAACGGCATGTCCTCCAGTTGGCTGACTGGGATCTTGCTAGCTTTGGCCATGCCCTCGATCTGCGTGTCTACGGACTTGTTGAAGTCATCGTCGCCCATCCCGTAAGGCTTGATCACCTTGGCGCCGGCCCGTTCAGCAACACCACCGGTTGCCATGTCGAACGCAGCCGTGGCGGTCTTTTTGTCCAGGTCGTCACCCTCGTCGTACTTCAAGCCCTTCGCCGCTGCAGTGCCCGCGTACAGGGATTTAAATGCCAGATAGGCCTGCTCGCGCTGCGGTGTACCTGGTGTGAGTGATGCGCCGGCGTGCTCGTCGAAGGCATCCCGGAAAAACTTGTCTTTGGGCATTGGCACCGATTTGTCGGCCAGCACCTTGGCGCCGGACAACAGCGTGCGCGGTACGTCGGTGCCGTCGGCGCCCTTGAGTCCACGGAACTGCGCCATGCCCGCAAGCGTGGCAATTGGGTCATCACCGACTATCGGCTTGAGAGCAGCAGCAAAGGCGGCGCCCGATGGCGATGATCCGGCAATGGCACCGAATACCTGCAGCTTGGTGCTGTCGTCTGCCTGTTTGACCATGGCCGACAGCATCACCTGCTCTTCTGGCTTCCATGGGTTACGGCTCACATCGGGACCATAGGCCTTACGCACGGAGTCGACCACGTCGAATCGCTCGGCGATCTGCTCGCCCAGCTTCTGCTGACCCTCTGGCGTAGTTACGCCCGAAATATCTAAAGGCGCCACATCGGCGCCGGTTCGCATTGCGTTGAAGGTCAGCGGGTTGTCGCGCATCAACTTGGCGTTGTTGTCCAGGGCAGTCTGCAAGCGCGTCAGGTTGGCTTGTTGGGCAACGCTGCCGCCATTCGCCTGCATCTTCTGGCGTTGCTGATCGATGTACTGCTGGGCAACTGCAGGCGGTTGACGCAACAGGCCCTGCACCTCCGTCATCTCCTGCATGCGGGTATTGAACTCGCCGGCGGCGGACGTGCCGGCCAGCGCGGATTTCCACCTTTGCTGATCTGCTGGCGTTGGGGGCACGCCGGTTGCGGCCTGCCTGTCCATTTGTGTGAGGATGCGTTCAGCTTTTACTTCCCGCATTTCAGCCTGGCGCTGCTGGTGTTCCTTCACTTGGAAGATTCGACCGCTCACAGTGTTGAGCAATTGGTTGCGCTTCTCCGGGTCCAGCTTGTGTGCGTAGAAACCGTCCTCGGCGGTCAGGTCGTGTTCGACCTTTTGCAGGCTGCCCAAGCTTTCCCGCGATTCGATAACGCGCTGTGTGGCGTGCGTGGTCCAGTTGTTGTCCTTGAACTGCTGCTTTTTGCTGGCCCAGGCTTCACCAAATGCCAGGTGGCCGGCGGTGTCCACGTCCTCGGCGTCCATGCGCTTGTTGATCAGCTCGACATCAGCACCAGGCATTGCAGCGTCTTTACCCAGCATATCCATGCGGGATGAGAGGTCGCTCTGGGCTGAAAGGATCCTGCCCTTTGCTACTGACGCCTCGATGTTGGCCAGGCCGCCCAACTGGATACGCTTGAGCGAGTTACCGATTTCGCCTTGCTGGGCAGCGTCGAGACCGGGCGTGTCTATGGGCTCGAGCTTCGACACAGCCGCGTTGTAGGCTTCTGGCGCCTTGTCATAGGACAGCTTGCCCACGCGGATCTGTTCGTCTAGGTCCGTGGCAATGGTCTTGATCTGCGATTCACGATCGATCAGCGCATTACTGGCCTTGACCCTGGCCAAGGCCTGCTCTTCCTTGTTGCGCTGATCCATGATGTTCAGGCCGACGTTTTGCAGCGTTCCGGCGACCTGCTGATTGGCGCGATTCTGGGTGTTCGGGTCAGCGGCGATGACGCGGTTTTGGGCAACTTCAGTTTGGACGTTTGCCTGGCCGAATCTACCAAGAGGGATCTGTGCCATTAGGAGTTCCTCACCCATGCCGCGTTGGTATTAAGCCCCTGATCTTGGCCCTGCATATTTCGCCCAGCTGCCGATGCCTTCCACCCCGAATAGATCTGGGCGCCGCCCTGCATCACAGAACTTACCGACTGAGCATTTGCGGTGGACCTGGCCTGCGCGCCGCTGAGCCGCATGTTGCTGGAGTCCGCATAGCCACGGGCTTTTTGGTTTTGCCCGTTGAAGATGGTCAACACCGCGTCTTCCTCGGCATTGCCGATGATTTCCTCGTTGATGTTGATCGCGGAGCCTTCGCCGGTCTCCACGCCGGAGCCTGCCAGCGCGGCATTGGCCTCGCTCGCCTGGTTACGGGCAAGGCGCCGGATTCGGTCAGCCTGCACCGTAGCAGCGCTTGCAGCCGCATCAGCGTCAAGCTGGGACTGTTTGGCCTGGGCGTCGGCGGTCTCCTGAGCCTGCTTGCCCGCTTGCTGGGAGGAATAAACGGAATACGCCGTGCCCGCGACAGCAGCCGCGGCAGCGATGTATCCACCATATGCAGCCATAAACGCAGCGCCGGCGGCCATTATTTGATCTCCATTTGAAAGAGGGGCGCGAACACTTCGAACCCCAATGATCGATACAGATTCGATGTGCCTTCGACGTTGAGCTTGGTGCCGATACCCAACTGCACATGGCGGGCGCCACGGATGCGAGCCCACTCGACAAAGGCCAAGATCAGCCGGCGTGCCGTAAACCCGCTACGGCGTGATGGCTCGATAAATACCGAGTAGTCGTAGGCGATGGTTTCTTCGCTGAACCATTGATCAACGATGCCGCCGGCCATACCGCCGACAATGTCTCCATTGATCTCGGCCACGAACACCACACCGTTGTGCCCGTTGATCAGTTCATGCAGAAACGCCGCCGACTTCTCGGGGGAGAACGCGAGTTCGGAATAGCTGCTGATGTCGTGCAGCATGGTGCCCAGCTCGATCAGCCGGGGTACGTCGGAGTGCTTCGCGGCTCTGATCATGTCGGGCCTCAGTCGTTAAAGGACATTTTCTTGATGACGCACAGCAGGTGGAACGGCAGTGGCTGGTTTTGCTCGATGACCAGGGAAGCCTGGCCGCGATCCCATCCAAGGTTCTCCATGCGGTGATCGCCGGTGAACAGCACAGGCGGCTTGTCCAGGGCCTGCGAGCCCAGGTTGCGGAATGCCACAGGCTGTCCGTTGATCTCGCAGCCAGTTGTCTGGAGGAAGCGCAGGGTGATTTCAGCAATGCGCATGCTGTTGCCCTGGGCGCTGCCGGTGTTGCCCTGGACTTCTGGGGTCAGAGTCTTGATCTGGGTCTTGAATGGCAGGCCGATCTGCACGGCGAAGGCATTGCGCGGAATGGTGACTTGCCCGCCGGTGACAATCTGCTGCTGCATCACCACGCCATCGGCGACGATGTCGACAGTCTTCCCTTCCAGGTGGGCCAGGCCGCTCCACACTGCTGAGCCTGGGCCGCTGACGGCGGATATCCCGCAATCAACCCGAATGCCCGAGGTGAAGCGCTCAACGTAGCGGGTCTGCACGCCGTTGACAGTACGGCGGACGATGGCCCACATCTGTTCGCCGGTAGCCGTGGGGATCGAGGCGACCGATTCAAACTGGCCATCGGTGATCTGGCGGGCCCATCCCACCACATCCTGGTCACGGTCGACGGTGAGGGTCGCGATCACGCCATCAGCGCGCACCAGGAACAGAACTGATTCCGGCTCTTGCTGGTAGGCCATATCGACGATACCGGTCTCTGTGGCGTGCTCAGACAGCACGGACATATCTGGTGCGCCGTAGGCGTCGGAGTCGTACTTGTAGGCCATGGCGCGCAGCTTGCGGCCAGCCCGCTGCACGAAGTACAGCTCATTACCGATCCGGACGGGCTTAACGTTGTTGCAGCCGTACACGGATTGGTTCTTGACCTGGATATTGGTGGGCGTGATTGGCTTCTCAACGCCGCCAGTGAGGCTGAACTCACCGCCGTAGGTCAATGCAATCAGGGCCTTGATCTGGGCCATGTGAGTGATTGGGTTGATCTGGTCGCTCGAAACGGTGAACGACATGGCGTCATCGTCCTTGGTACCAAGTTCGAAGTTCAGGTATTCCCCGGTACGCGATTCCCAGATGGTTTGGGGGTAATTCGGCGAGCCAGCAGCGGCCAACCGCTGTTCGTGCAGGGTTCCGGTGGATGGGTAACCATCAATGTCGTTCCATACCGAGCCCTCAACAGACCAGGCGTTCGCAGGGGATGCCACCGCTGACGTGATGGCGCCGCGCACGATACCGGAAACAACCGTGGTGCTTGATACGGACTGAATCTCCACCAGGCCGCTGTTGACCTTCACAAACTTGCCCACGTCATCACTGCGCCACCCAGCCGCGCCGAGGGTCAGGCTGATGATTCCACCCACGGTGCCCACGGCGCTTGGGGTCAAGGTTGTCTGCGGAGAGCCCTTGATCGACCAGGCCGTCATGGGCGTGACTGGGAATACCGTGATCACCTGCACGGTGGCCACGGTCGCACTGACAACCGCGGTGATCTTGGCTATACCGCCGCCAGACCAGATTTCGCGCCCGACGTCGGCAGCCAGGAAAGCGGACACCGATGACGTGAACGTGCGCCCGGTCCCCACGGTTACATCACTGATTGTTGCCGAGGTGGTGAAGCTGATGCCCTTTTCGTCGAAAGGCTTGGTCACAAACGGCGCCGGAGCCAGGCTCCACTGTAGATCCGCGATACGGCGCAAGCGGTTGATCGGCACCTGGGTGTTGAAAATGAACATGGTGTCGGCGCCCTGCACGTAATCGATGGTGCTGAGCATTGCCTCTGTGTAAGGGCTGACCAGCTCGACACCGGTGTAAGTGCCGTCCGGGTAGAAGATACGCACGTACAGATCGCCAAACTCGCACATATATGCCTGGGACTTGTTGAACACATAAGGGATCAGGCGGGATCGTTTGGCGGGGAACTTGGTGGTGGCAGCGTACAGGGTGCCATCGCGGCGAGTGCAGCCACCGTGCACCAGCGGCCAAGCATTTTGGATAATCTCGGCGCCGTTCTGGTACCGGGCGATATCGACACGCCCAAGCATGCGTGGGGAGAGTTCGCCGGCGGTGAAGTTGGTTTGATTGATCGTCAGGCGGGCCATTATCCGTGCGCTCCAAAGCGGGAGGCGTACAGGCGTTCATCGCCGAGGGTTTGCGGGGGATCTTCCTGGCCATCAACGGCGCGTGCGACCTTCTTGGCCATGGCCAGTTTTTGTTCGAAAGCAGCCTGCAGGGCAGATGACTGGGTGATCGGGTAGGCCATCGCGGAAGCCATGGCCAGGGTGAGCAGGCCCACTAGGCTGGCGTCCCATGTGTTTTCTATTTCGTTCAGGTACACATAGCGCAACTCAAGCGACGTGGCGTCGGCGAGGATGCTCCGGCCCTCTACCAAGTAATCGATCTGGCAACCGTTCTGACCAACCTCCAGCACGCGCAGGAAGTCCGCTGGTAGTTCGAACTGGTTGTCATAACCGAATGCTGGCGGCGTTGCGTCTGGCGCCAGCAGCGCACGTTTGATGGTGCAGTTCCACGGATGGGCGCGCAGCAGGTCGTCGCGGATCGTCGGATACAGGTTGGCCGCCAGCTTCGCCCGGTCTACCGGCTCATTGAAGTCGTTGATGGTCTGGGCTCCCAGCATCAACAGGGCGTTGGAGCAGATCGAAACGCCGGTCGCCATGCTCATGTAAAACCTCCAGATAAAAAGACCGGGGCACAGGGCCCCGGTAAAGTTTTTGCCTTCCTTGGCGGCCCGTGAATCAGTTGCCGTCGATGTATTGCAGCTTCAGGCTGACCGTACCGGCGCCGGTTGCAGCGGCTGTCAGGGTGATAGCTACGTCGTATTGCTTGCCCGGGTCAGCAGCGAGGCCAAGGGCCTGCCACAACGGCTTCTCGATGTCGGCCAGACCGAAGCCTGTACCGGCGTCAGCGGCATCCGCTTCGTGGGTAACGTCCTGGTTAACCAATGCAGCGGTCAGCGCCTGGGCCGAGGCGAAGAAGTCAGCGTCCACTACAGCGCCAGCGTTGACGGCGGTAACGTCGTACAGACCGATATCCCCCACGGCGGTGGTGATCGCATCGCACGACAGCAACAGGCGGGACACACGGTCCACCGAGTTGATGCGCATCAGGCGATACACGGATCCGATGGAATCGGTCGCGCTGGCTTCGACGAGGCCGACGCGCTCGCGCAGGCGGCCGCCGTCGATACGTTGCGGCGACAGGGTTTGTGGAAGCGCGTCAGAGTTGGTGACGGCCGCGGACTTGAGGATTACTACTGCCATGATTCATTGCTCCTGATCAGATGGGGGGAAGGCAGGCGTCAGAGCCTTAGGACTCAGCCGCAGCGATTTCCACAACCTTTTCCTCTTCCACCCGCACGGCGCCGATGGACATTTTTCCGTAGATACGCACGTTGAAGCCTTTGCCCGGATCCTTGCCTACCTCGGTTTGAATCTCGGCGCCCTTGCCCAGAGTTACACCGGACTTGGCCCACGCGTAGAGCAGGCGGACACCAGCGGACAGCGGAGTGCGCTCAGATGGAATCCAGGTGAAGCCCATCCATTTGCCTTCAACGTCGCCGCTTTCGAGGAACTTGCCGGCCATGTAGTCAGCGCTGGTCAAGGTTGGGTCGGCGAGAATGTCGGCGGCAGCCTGGGCGCTGTAGGTGATGCACAGCTCTTCACCGTTGTGGTTGTCGGCTTCGTTCTGACGGAACAGCTTGCGGGCCTGGATGATCTTGGCCTTGGTCAAGCCAGTGCCGCCCACGGCGATTTTCTGCTTGGTAGGCAGGAGAATGTTGCCGGTGGTGGAACGCGAGAAACCGCCAAAGCTGCTGATGATCACGTCATCCTTGGCACGGTTCAGCGAGGAAACCATTGCCTTGACGTAGTCCGAGGTTGGGTCAACCAACATACGAACCTTGTCCTGGTCGTCGATCATGTCGCCGTCTTCCCAATCGAACAGATCCACAAAGCGCGTGCTGTGTGGTTGGTCGTTGATCGGGGTATCACCGTGGCGGGTGGTGCGGCGCTTGGCGGTACGCTGGCCCAAACGGTTGACGGACTTGGACATACCAACGATGTTCGGCTCGATGGTGACGTGGCCTTCAAGGCGGGAGGTCATTTGCTGCGCCAGGTGCCGGAAGTTATCGGCGTACTGCTGGACAAAGGCTTCTGTGATTTGAAAGGACATTCGATGCACTCCAATGCAGATAAGGGATTGCCTGCCGGGTGTCCGCATCGCGGGCCGGTATTACCTGGCGTGCATCGGCTTTGCTGCGCCTCGGGGCTTTCCGGGTGTCTGCGTGCCATCGCAGGCCGGCCCATTGCTGGGATGCCTGCGATGTTTGTGCATGGGGGGTGTCGGTTTCCCGACTATTTGAAGCGAGGGAGTTACAGGCGGGATTGAGGCTTGTTGTATTTGCGGTTGTACATCTCATCCAGTTGCGCCTGAATGCCTGGGCGCTTCGGGTCGTGCGCGGGCAGGTCTTGCAACTGCTGGCGAAGCTCGGACGTCTTGACCGCGAAATCTGCCTCACTCACCTGGGCACCACCGTTAATGGCGCTGTCTTCCTTGAGTTCCTTGCCGATGTTGGCGGTAAAGGCGATGAAGTCCGGGTCGTTGCCGTACTTGGTCATCAGGGCATTGAAGTTGCCCGGTGCATCGCCCTGGCTGGCGAAAGCCTCGGCGGCACGATAGGACGCGGTGACGTTGGCGCGTATCGCCTGGTCATCGCCCCATGCAGCCTTGAGCGCCGCGGTGCAATCCTGCTGCGTGAGCTGGGCAGCACCACCGATCAGGTTTGGCGCGGCCTTCATGTACTCGCCGATCACGTATTGCACCTGGTCGTTGGTCAGGCCCTTGGAGTGGGCCCCCTTCAAAAACGACTGCGTGTCAGGGTCGGCCTTGAACTCGTCCCAGTCGAAACCCTCGACGCCTTCCAGCTTGACGGTGTATTCCTCGGCGGTCTTGGGCGGCGCGTCACCAGAGCCCAGGCGGGTTTCAAGGTGCTTGTACGCTTCGGCAACCTTGCGGCTCGACGCTTCCAGATCAAGGGTGCCGTCCTCTTTGTTGGTCCGATACTTCTCGGGGATGAAGTCGGGCGCGGCACCGGTGGCCAGTAACGAATCAGCAGGCGGTGTTGCTGGGGGTGTGGCGATCGAGCCCGGTTCGCCCTCGGTGCTTTCAGCCATGAAAAAATGGCCCAGGCGGCCATGGATAAACATGTTCATTTGTCACCACCTTGGATTGCTGTCAGGTCCTTAAGGCGCAGCGCAATTGACTTGCTCGCCTCTTTCAGTGCTTCAGTCGCTTCGATGCTGGTGGCATCGGCGGTCGCTTCGTTGATAGGGCGAAGCAAATCAGCCAGGGCTTTCGCGTATTGTGTGTCGATGGCTTCCACGGTTATTCCTCTTGCTCGTTGGGATCGGCTTGAACGCCGTTGGCGCGGTTGATGCGGTTTACAACGTGGTCCAGGACTTCACGGGCCCCGGCTTGCTTGTAGGTGGTGAGGATGGCGTCGATACCGCCGACGGTGCAGGCGTTCTTGGCGAAGCGCTGCAACAGCAGCTCAAAGCACATGGCACCTTCGTGGTGATCCTCGAATACGCGCTTGAACATCGCGTCGATCTGTTCCGGCGTCACTTGGCTTTCTCCTGTGCTTTGGCCTTGGCTTCGGCGGCGATCTGCTCTACTTCCTCAAGGGGAATACCCTTTCCCCCGGTCAATGCCCGACTAAGCCACGACAAGGCCCTAAGACCGTTATAGGTGCCGTCCGGGTTGCGTGATGCCTCGTCCAGATCTTTGGCGTCTCTCGGATCATCGATCACGCTGCGGCCCCCTGCTGTTTCATTGCGGCTTCGCCGGCCTGCTGCTGCATGAGTTGCTGTTGCGCCTGCTCCTGGGCTTGCTGCTGGGCGTCGGCGCGGTCCTGGCGCAGCTTGTCGCGGTCGGCTTTGCTTCGGATGACGGACGACGGAACACCCAACGCCTCGCCCTTGAAGCGCTGGGCCTCATCCAGATCGATGTTGTCCATAACGGTCGGGTCGACTTGGACCAGGGCGGCAGCACCAGCAACGAATTGATCGATGGCGGTGACCTCTTCCAGTTTCTGGGAGCGGGCCAGCGGCGACAGGTAACGCACGGTGAAGTTACGACCAGCCAGAGATTCCGGGGCTTCACCCAGGATGCCGGCGCGGTAGGCGATGCCGAAGCACCGTTCGATCATGGGTTGCAGGTACTCGGTTTGCAGTCGGCCATACACCGGGCCGAGCAACTGGCGAATCAGGTTCACCCGCACGTGCACCTCGGTGGCGGTCATCGCCGGGCCGTCCTGGGCCTGGAGCTGATCGGCCATCAGGATCTTGCGGATGGAGCCCTGCAGGCGCTGGATCTTGGTCTCGGCGTATTGGAAGTTGGACCCGCTCTGTAGCGGCTTCATGCTGTCCACAGAGTTGGCCACGATGATCTTGCGCGGCCCGACCTTGACGGTTCGGGGGTTCAATACACCGTCGTCCTCGGCAATCCACATACCTGCGATGGCCAGGTCGCCGGCTGCCAGGTCCATCCGGCACAGCTCGTTCAAGGTGCGCGAGTCCGGAAGGGCATCGAACACCGGGCCCACGGCGTAAACGCTGTCGGGGATCATCATCCAGCGCGGCACAACGACGGGCATTTCGTGATAGCCCGACTCGCTGACCAGGTGCTTCTGGTCTACCTCGACCTTGCAGGAAGCAACGGGCATGTTCTTCGCCAGCTTGGCGCCAACCATGTAGGTGCTGCGCGGGTAAATGGCGTGAATGAACTTCACCATTTCCTGTGGCTTGTCCTTGGCCAGCCTGCGGGTGACGTCGCTCACGTTCCCTTCGCCGAACTCGTTCGCCGCCTGCTCTGCCGTGAGCTTGTACTCTCGATACACGGTGTCGATCTTGCCGCCGGCCTTCGATGCCGAGCAGTAGACGCTCGCAATCGGCCACAGGTCGAAGGTAAAACCGCCCTTCTCCATGTCCTGATCGATGTACAGGGCGAACCACCCAGCGCACACAACGTCGATAAGCCCCTCAAAGGCGGCCGCGTCGAAGTTGGATGCGTGGATGTTCTGCCACAGGATGTCCGCCGAATCATCCAGCCACCGGCGCTCATCCTCGCTTTCCTGGCCAACATCCATGCCGAACCACAGCGAGTTGGCCGGGGTCAGGCCCGACATGATCCCGGACGACAGAATCCGGGCCGCGTCCGTGGTGGTGCCATCGATCATCCTGGCCTTGCGCATCTGCGCCTCCATGGCCGTGATCTGCTCAGTGCAAAAGCCACTACCCCGAATCGGGTAGCTGTGGTCGTAACAGTCGCGCCAGGTCTGCTCATGCGGCGAGCGCAGCGACTTCAAGGTGCTCAACGTTTTGCAGATCTGGGATGCGTTCATTGGCCGAGGGTGCTCTTGCCTTGGGATAGGACACTGCCGGTACCAGCGGCGCCAGACGTGAGCAGGCTGCTCTCGGCCTTGCGCTTCTTGCGGGTGGCGGTTTCTTCGTTGGCCTTCACGGCTGCAGCGTCGGCAGCTTTCTGGGCCTCGATGGCTGGATCGGGTGGCGCGACGACGGCCGGGGCCTTTTGCTTCTTGCTTCCCATGTCGTTACCCCTTGGCTACTGGCTCAGGGCACAACCAGCCTTCGGGCGTCATGACAGCCTGCTTGAGCGTGGTTGCATCGATGGTGCCGGTGCTGGCCGTGGCGGTGACGGCTGGCTTCGACTCGTTCTCGCGCTTGGGGTCCAGTACCAGCGGTTCGCCGCCTTCACTCAAGCGCACGGCTTCGGCCAGGGCTTCGTCCTTGGTGCCGGTGAAGTCGCCGATCTTCACGTCTTTGCCGTCCACTTGCGGAGCGTTGGCGTCGATCACGACCCAGCGGCCGCCGCCGTTGTGCTTGGCGGTGAAGTCTGGAACGGCTGGTGCCTGGGCGTTGGCGGTGGCCTGCTCGTTGGCATCCTGGTTGCCGGTGCTGGCCGTGGCGGTGCTGATGGCATTGGCGAGCGGATCGCCTGGGGTCTGCGGGGTAAGGTCTGGGGCTGGCATGTGCCTTCTCCTGATGTGCAAAGCCCGGCACGTGGCCGGGCGATGGGGGATTACTCGGCGGCTTTGAGTGCTAGTGCTTCAGGCGCTGCCGGGATTTCGGTTTTGATCAGCTCTTTGGCGAATGCCACCAGGTCCAGCGCCAGGCTGTTGTAGGCGTCCTGCACATCGAGACGGGTAAGGGTCGGGAGAGCTGCGGATACTCGGGCAGCGGCGTCGATCAGGCTGATTGCCTGATTCAGGTCATCGATGTCTACGCGGCGCGGGGTTGCTACTGGCATGGGTAAAGCCCTCTTGCTGATGGGGAATCAACGAATTGAGGGCCAAGGATCGGATGGGGAGGCTGTCGGGTTCCCGACTATTTGCGAGGGAGGCAGGCGGTGTTGACCCAATCAATCAAGCTGTTTAGGGCAATGATGGCCTCGTCTCCGTCGCCGGCGATGGCGACAATTCGTTGACCAGCCGCTGGGTCAAGTTCGGCGCGCGCTTCTGCATCATCCACGCGGCCGGGGCCTGGGCTGGCTCGCACGACGGGGCAGCGGGCTGGGACTGACAGCCGCTGAGCGCCAGCGCCAACGCGAGCAAGAAGGGCTTTGTTCTGGGCTTGAGCATCGGTGAGTACCTTCGTGTTGTCGGTGTCGAGTTGGATCAGCAGGCGCTGAGTGGCCTTGCGTGATGCGTTGGCAGCCTCCAGCACGCCTACACGCTCCGTTGCGGTGTCCAGACTGGTGCTGACATGGTCGAGACGCCAGAGTGCCAGCACAAGCGCCATGGCAAGGCCTGCAACGAGATAGCGAGCCACGGCGCCCATGGTCAGGCGAACTTCGACGTGCGGGTGTTGATGATGCCCAGGTACAGCACCATCGCATCGGCCTGCATCTTGAGCAGCTGTTGCTCGTCATCGGGCAGGCTGGCGTACAGATCGGTGTGCAGGAACGCTTCCAGCTTCTGGATGCGGTCGGCCAGCTGCTCACGCTCGGCGATCACGCGTTGCTGATGTGGCGGCAGGTGACCGACGTGACCGATAGCGACGTTGGCTTCTTCGAACTGAGCCTTGGGGCAAAAACTGGTGTACCCGTCGCTGTACTTGACGGTGTAGCCGGGTTGGCCGTCCTTGTCCTGGGACCAGGCCATAACGATCTTGGTGCCGACGTAGTGTTGAGTCATGGGGATTGCCTCGGGGTTTGGGGGATTACTGCGCAGCCATGCACTTGGCATGGCGTTCAAGCTGACGGGTCCAGACGCCCCAGCACCGTTTGTTGCCCGGTGTTGAGCAGTCGAAGCCAGCAGCAAAGCGGTACTTGAGCAGGTCGTGACAGGCCTGGGCGTAGTTGCCGGCCAGCAGGTCACGGCGCGGTGAGCCCGCGCGCCAGGTGCCCATGCCGAACTGGCCAACGAAGTCCATGTAGATATCGAACTCATCCTGGTGGAGCTTCACGCCCGGGAGGGATGCGGCGAATTGCTTCTCGGCCTGGCTGTTCAGGTTGCGGGCCAGGACCTCGGCACGCTGCGGTGTGATGGTGTCGCCCATGCGGACTGGCGAGCCGTCCTCGTAGCGAGTGGAGCCGTGTCCAATGGTGGGAACGTCGCCCTTGGTGGGGATGGCGGCGGTGGTGGTCAGGCCTTCGCTGGCCTGCCAGGTAGCGAAGCCGGCAGCGCTGATGCTGAGCAGCCCTACGGCGATGCGTTGGCGCAGTTGGGGGCTCACGACCTGGCACGCTCGCGCAGCGCTTCAATGCGTGCGGCGCTCTCCAGGGACTCGCGGTGATCCTTGCGCCACTGGAAATACACGTTGATCACCAGGCCCACCACCGCAATGACAACGCCTGACACGCCTATCCAGTTCACCTGGGAGAAGAATCCCACCAGGCCAACAGCGCCGCCCGTGAGCATCCCTTTGCTCGCGACTGATGCGCCGACTACCTCAACGATGCTTTCCGGCGCAGGGTTGGCCATGCTGTTACTCCTAACTGGCGCCTTCATGGTCGGCCTCCAGGGTCAAAAAAAAGCCCAGCGCTAGTTGGCTGGGCTGCGATGACCGTAAGAGTCGTCGGGGTCAGGTGTCGGAATCCCGACTATTTCATGCGCGGGAAGCCTGCCAGCACTCCCAGAACTCCTGGGTGATCTTGCTGACATACGCGCCCTCGAAGCGCTCCGTGTTGTACCCAAGCCCCTGCATGCGCTCCACAAATGCCATCTGTGAATGCACGGACGTTGGGTTCGTGCGGTCGAGTTTGGTCTCGAGCGTGCCCACTTTGGACTTGAGCGAGAGTATCTCCAGTTCCTTGTTGCGGATCTGCAGCGCTTGTTCCGAGCAAAGCACGCGCATGTCGTGCAGTTCTTGATTACCGGTGTTCATGGTTCAGCCCTCAAGCCTTGGAGTGATAAGCCCACCAGTCACCGACGGCGACCATGGGCAGTTTGGAGCGATCCCGGCGCATGACCTGGCACCAGAGGGTTACCAGGCGCTCGCCTTCGGTGTAACGGGGTTCGGCGCCTTGCTTCCACCCGATCAAGGTTGAGCGCGGGACCGCTATTCGGTCGGAGACTATGTGTGGCGAGTACCCGGCACGTGATAGCTGCGTGATGACCTTGAACCAGTCAACCCGGCGCTCAACCTGCGGAACTGTTCGCGGCCTCTCGCGCCGAGGTATCGACAAGCGCGCAACTACCTGGCCGTGGCGAGTTTCCACGGCGGTGTCTAGTGCCGGCGGAAAGCACAGATCGAGCTGGCTTGGATGGATCGGGTTTCTCATTCAGACCCCGCCTTCGTGGTGCGCCATACAGGCAGCATTGCGTTCAATACCTGGTTCGACGCCCATACAAGGAGTCGAACTAGTCATGAATATCATAGGCCCCGTGCGATTTTAAGTCGCCACCATACATCGATCCATACACAAAGCCCTCTCGCTCAAGGTATCGGCGCACTGCCTCGCTACACATGACCTGTATCCGATCAAGTGCACCCTGAACCTCTGGCGGGTAACTGGTTTCGATTGATACATGACCCTCATGCCGGGTCATCGTCATGGTTGGCATGGTCAAGCTCAGGATGGTGAGCATCCGCCCCATGTATGGCTCTGCGATCCTGATCACCTCGGCTCGCGCTGCAATCTGTTGCGCGATCGTCTTGGGCAAGGCATGGGTAGCGTTCATTGATCACCTTCAATTGCGGCACGGTAGTTTTTTATAAACTCCGCCATGAACTCTGGGGTTGTGACGCCTGCGCCCTCCCCCTCAAACGCGTGCGCGCGCGAGGCACACAGCGGTTGCGTGGTCAATCCAAGCCCCGCTTCAATCCTTCCCTTCATTTCGGTTATAACTTCGGCGAATGCCATTCCCGGATTTTCAGCGCCAAGGATCTCGGACGGATCAACGGCGCGTCGGTAGGCGAGCAGGCTTTCCGGTTCAGCTGGCGTGGACAGGTAAGCGTCCACGCCGAACATCACCCAGCCACCCGCAAGGTCGAAGCACGACCAGTGCAGTTCTGGCTTCATGCAGCTCTCCTTGGGTCTGGTTCATCCATGCCGAACATCTGGCGTAGAAGCCTTTCGGCGATCTTGTTCTTGGCACCTCCCTGAGTGATCCAGGCCTTGGCGAATTGCTCAAACCCCATGGCCGAGCGGTGAGCCAACCAATCCGTCACAAGGTCCATGAGCGCTGCAGAGCCGATACGCCCGTTGGTTTCCTCCAGCAGCATGCGATTACCAGCGCGGAGCAGATCACGCTCGAATGGCTGCAACACCTTGCGTGGAATTGCGTTGATGACACTGTTCATTGGGGTATCCCCGCTTCGATGTTCATTTCAACTTCCTCGACGATCTGGTCAAAACGCCCTTCCGGCAGTTCGTCACGCAGCGCGCGGATCAGTGCCTGGTCACGCCCCTGCCAATGCGGGTCTGTGCGCCGGGCGGCTATGCGCAGTTGTTTCATGTGCACGGCGAGGCGCTGACGATCGCGCTTGATATGTTTCAGCGCGGCGCTTGCTTTGTGGTACCAGTGAGGATCGGCGTACTCGCCTTCGGCCTGGGATTTGCCTTTCGCGATCCCCAACTGGCACTCCAGACGGATTGAGTCGCGGCAGAGCCTTTCCTCCAGGGCATCGCACTCGGCCAATGTCGCCGGCATATCGCATGGCCCGATCTGCGGTTGGCGGCGAACTGCAACGTCGCTACGCTTGGCCACAGTGATCACCAGCCCGCCAGCCAAGGGCTGACTGATGTCTTTTGTTGCAATGGAGCGCCGCAAAAAAGCGAATGGCTTCATGGTTTCTTTCTCCCCTTGTACTGTTCGGCGAAGGGGCGGCTAATCTCCACCTCTTCCTGGGTGGGTTCGCGGCCTGCGAAGTTGACGAATCGGGCGAACTTGCCCTGCTGCTGAACAACGCACGAACCGACCGGCGCGTGCCTGCACTTAGGCATGAGCAGTTCAGTCGCACCGTTCTGACCCTCCTCGCTGTCCATGTCTCGGTGAACCAGGATGATGCAGTGGGCGTCCGCCTCGATCTGTCCGGAGTCGCGCAGGTCTGAGGCGATCGGCTTTTTGCTAGGGCGCTTGGTCGAATCGCGGTTGAGTTGGGCCAACAGGATCACTGGCACCTCCAATTCCTTGGCGATGTTCACGATGCCGGTCGAGATCTTGCCCAGTTCGGAAGTTCGATTGAATGCCTTGCCGTCTGATCCGATCAGACCGATATAGTCGATGACCACCACGTCCAGGCCGTGCTTACGCTTGACCTGGCGACAGATACTCCGAATGCGCGCGACGGTGAGTCCAGACTTGTCGCTGACGTAAAGGGGCTTGTCCATGATCTTGTTGACCGCGGAGGTCAGCCGAGGCCAGTCGTCGTCCTCCAGCTTCCCGTTGTCGAGTACCTGCAGGTCTATGCTGCCAAGTGACGCCAGCGCTCGGTTGGCCAACTCCTCTTCTGGCATTTCCAACGAGAACACCATGCCGACGCCGAGGCCGGTGCAAGAGATATGCTGGGCTATCTGCAGGCCGAGGGTTGTCTTACCGCTGCCCGGCAGGCCCGCAACGATGGTCACGGTTTTTTTGCGCAACCCACGGACCAGCTTGTCCAGATCCACCAGGCCGGTGGATAGCCCTGCCTGCACGCTCCCGTTGTACTTGGCGTCAATGATGTCGATGTTTCTGGCTACCACTTCATCCATGCGCTTGTAATCCGGCTCACCAGTATCCAGATCGCGCAGGTCCGCCATCGCTTGTTGAGCACTGGCAATGATCTCTGCAACCGGCCGGTTCTCGTTCGCCGAATCGCGAACCGCATCGGCAGCTTCAACCAGGCGGCGAAGCACTGCCCGTTCTGCAACAGTGCGGGCATACGCCTTCCAATTGGCGGTGCTGGGCGTGTTCCTCGCCAGCTCACCGGCATACGCAATGGTTGTGCCGCCACTCGGGAGGACCGGCTTGAAGTCGTGAAGGGTGACAGGATCAACCGGAGCACCAGTGGCGTGCAGATCCAGCATCACCTGGAACAGCGCCGCGTTTTCCGGATCGTGGAAATCGGCAGCTGTAACCGCGGCGGTGATCGAGTCGAACAACTCGCCATCCAGCATCAGCGACCCGAGCAGCGCGTGTTCGGCCTCATCGCTGTACAACTCGCGATATTCGCTCATACGCGCCCCCGTGCCGATGCCCAGGTGAAGCCGACCAGCAGCGCCTTGTTCTCACGCAGACGGTCAAGGGCTCTCTCGCCGATGTACTGGCTCAGGCCTTGGGCGCTGAGGTTTGACACCACAACCGTCGGCCGGATCAGGTTGTAACGACGATCCAGCACCTCATGCAGAACCGAAAGCTCGTAATGGGTACCGGCCTGGGCGCCAACCTCATCGATCACCAGCAGGTCGAAACTCGCCAGTTCGCTGATCACGTCGCCCTCGGTGTACCCGGCGTTGCGGTCCATCGAGCGCTTGAAGACGCGGATGATTTCGGAGGCGGTGGTGATCACCGCCACGGCCCGGTGATGGCGAATGACGTGTTGGACGATGCCACTGGCCAGGTGCGTCTTACCGTTACCGACATTGCCACAGAGCAACAGGTTGCGGCCGGCCTGGAAGTGCTCGCCGAAGCTGTCGGCGTATCCCTGGCAAGTTTCCAGCGCCAGCTTCATTTCCGGAGTTGTGGGACGGTAGGTAGCGAAGGTGCTGTCGGCAAACCGAGGCGTGATGCCAGAGCCTACAAGCGCGCTGTTGACGCTTTCGGCTTGCAGGTTGGCCAGCGCCTGCGAGTGTTCTTCGCTGCCTCGTGGCGCTACGCGCAGGCCGTGGAACTGGCACTCCTTGCATGGGCGCACAGCCATGGTGCCGTTGAACTGCTCAACCTCGGAGCGATCAACCTTGCCGTGGACTGGGCACTCGCCGGCGAAGGTACGTTGCTCTGGCTGGCGACGAAAGTTAGAACGCTGGGCCATCTTCGCCTCCTTGGTACATGTCGGGTGTGTGGTTGGGCAGGTTGTTGAAAGCGGTCTGTGTGGAGCCGGCGGGCTTGAGTACGTCGGTCCAGCGCTCACCGTTCAGCCAGGTCGACGCCATCGGCACGTACTGCCCGTCATCCTTGGTCCAGTCGCGAGAAACGCGGTGGCTGCCCAGGGCGGTCATTAGGGTTTGGCGAAGTTCAGCGCTTGGCTTGAGCTTCTCCCATGTCTTGCGAGCGTCCTTCTTCGATTTCTTGTTGGGGTACAGCTTCCAGAACACCTCGAAGGCTTCAGCCAATTCATCACCTTGGGCACACAAGGTTTTAGGTTCCTTGACTGGTTCAGAAGAGTGACTGGTTCTGGTGCTTTCTGTGCCTACACCCCCTGTAGGCGGTGTGCCCCCACCTGTGCTTTCTGTGCCTACAGGTGTGCTTTTTTGGCCTACACCCCCGAGGGTCAGGAAGTACAGGTTTGAAGAGTTTCCCTTTGGGCCGTCGCGATTCTCCACTCGCAACAACCCTTGCTCGGCTAACTGCTTGATATGCCTACGAACAGTGCTACGGTCGATCTCGCACTGGTCAGCGATATGCTGGTACGACGGCCAACACTCTCCCTGGTCGCTGGCGTTATCGGCCAGCTTGACCAGCACCAGCTTGCGCAACGGGTTGCCCACCTTGGTTTTCATGGCCCTGACCATCAGATCCATGCTCATACGTTGAGCTCCCGCGTTACCCGGCGCACGAAGTCGTCATAGTTCTCACTCATGACGAAGCCCGCCTGTTCCAGCATCTCGCGGTGGGCCTTGGCGCCGCTGTACATCTTCCAGCGCTGATGCTCCGGCAGATCGGCGAACGCGGCATAGCTCGGCCAGGGCCCGACGATTACCGGCGCTGTACGGGCGTCCTGGGGGGGGGCATGAGGGTTGATGATGGTCATTGCAGCGTCTCCCCTGGTTTGCGGCTGATTTGCTCGGCCATGGATTCCAGTGAGCCGCCAGACAACCGCAATACCAGTAGGCGGAGCGCGGTGCTGGAATCAATGGAGAAGGTCCTGGCCTCGTCAAGCGCCAGGCCAGTCGGAGAGTGCTCGCTGAGCAGGCGCCGAACGCGGTCGCTGTAGTTGAACGCCGAGCAAGCCAGCTGTTGATCAGTCAGGCCGTCGAACGCTTCGTCCGGCAAGCACTCGGCCGGGTACACGACGATGGGTATTTTGTTATCGGGGCGAGGCTCACCCGCCAGCAGGTGACGGCCCATTGCGTCGAAGTGATCCTTGGCTACCTGCGCGGCATCGTGCCCGGTGCGCCGCCGGAATAAGACTTTGAGCGCATAGTAGGCGCGGTAGAGGTCGATGTGAGTGTCATCGCCGTCTTCAATGGAATACTCGGGCTCGGCGATCACGTCCAATACGTCCTTCACTACTTCGAAACACTTAAGCAACAAGGCTGCGTCGTTATTTTTTTCGAACAGGGCCTCGTCGATATGCTCAACGGGCAGTACCTGCGGTGGAAAATTCAATACGTTGCTCATTTGGGCACCTTCTGGACCAGGCGGAACCGGCCCTCAAAATATGGGTGGGTCGCCTGGGTGGCGGTGACCATGGTGGATTCGGAAACAAACCGGTGGAATGCGGCCGTGACGTGGCTCTTGGACCAGACCAGGTACTGAGAGCCCAGCGCTTCCTCGTGGCCGTTGCGGACCATACCGGCGGGATTGGGCTGGTTTGGCCAGACCTTCAGCACGTAGTCGACAACGGCGCCGGAAAGGCCGTGGCGCGCCAACATGGTTTCCTTGATGCGGGTCAGGGACTGGCAGTTCTGCGGGCAGTGATCCCACACCGTCGTCTGGCTCAAGTCCTCGACGCGGCGCTCTATCCGCTCGAGCGCCACCTGTTGCTCACGCTGCTGACGCTCGACCGCCACCAGATGGTTCGCATTGGCGGCGGTGATCTCGGCTTGGGTCATTGGGCGCGCGGCCTGCCCTTCCAGATCGTTAAGCCGACGAATCACTTTGTGCCGCAACGGGATGCTGTAGCCGGTGATCAAGGTTTCGGTCAGCTCCTTGTCGAGGTGGTACTCGACCTGCTCCCGATTCATGCTGTCCAAATAGATGCCCCCAAAACTGGGGATATCTTGTTTCAGCTCGGCAAGCATGTTTTCAATGTCACGCTTGACGTGGTCGTGACGCTTTTCGGTCAGCTCGGCAATTTCACGCGAAGACATGGTGACGGCATCGCCGCCTTGGAATTTTGCGATGGTCATTGGGCGCCCTCCGATTCCCGGCGCTGGCCCGGGAACTCCTTTTCTTCATAAGCCCGCAGTTCGCCTTCCGACCCTTCTGACACAAAGATCGAGCGACCTTCCCTGATCGCCTTGCTGAGCGAACCTTGCGACATACCTAGTCGACGAGCAGTGGATGCGTGACGGCCAGATGCAAATGCCTCCAACGGAATGCGCGCCACGTTTTCGTATTGCGCGTTTTGTGGCGCGGATTCGCCGAGATCCTTGAATTGGTCGATAGCGCTGTAAACACCGCCGAAACCGGTGTCGCTGAAGTACTTCGCCACCTCAAACAAGGTGGCAATCCCTTTTCCGCCAGCGTGCAGGTGATCCAGGTGAATGGCCTTGATCAGTGCGTGCTGCCACTCGAGCACATCTTTAGCTGCGAGCAGCTGAAACTCAGCTTCTTGAGCGGCCTCTTGCATGGTTGGTAGTGGTCCGTTCATTTGGCGGCTCCCTGGTGAGGGATGTTCTGCAGCTTGTAAGCGGCGGCAGCGCCGGCCTCGGCCATTGACATCGACAGAAGAGCCAAAGAATTGACCAGCCAGCCGGCGCTCATAGCGAGCTCATCGGACAGTTCGCCGTGATTTGCTGCATGCACGATGAGTTCGCCGATAGCCGCAACACCGTGCAGCGTGCTGATCTGGAAGTTGTCGTTGGCGTTCTCAACGCACTTGAGTTGTTCAACCTGTTCAGGACTGAGTTTTGCCCCTTTGGCTGACTGAGCGGGGAAGATCTTTTCGACATCGACCAGCAGTTGGTTCCACATTGGAGGCTTCATTGGGCGTCCTCCGCTTCGTATGCAGCCTTGAGTCCGCGCTCGGCCGAACGAGTGAGCGCAGATACAACGTCGCCAATGAAGCCCAGGGTGCGAACCTCAGACAGATAAGCGATCTCGCCATCGTTGATCGCGTAAGCCAGGCGGCTACACAACTGGCTGATGCCGTCGGACAGATCGGATGCAATAGAGAGCGCATCAATCAAGTTTGCTTCCGGGTTGATGCTGAACATCTCGGTGTACTCCATCCCAAAAGCGCAAGGCTTGAGCTTCGGGAGTTGCACGTTTGATGGCGTAGTGGTATTTTTTTGGTGTGACATATCGTTCTCCAGAACGAAGAAGTACCTAATCACTTGTCCAACCAAGTGACGATTAAGAAGCCCGCCTCCAACAGCGGGCTTTTTTGTGCGTGTCTTTCAGGTCCAACCCATCGTTACACGTCACAAATTTATGCAACCTCTCAGTGAGAGAGCTGCGACCTACCCAGGTTGGGCGGGCGGAATAGATGCTTGGGCGCGCATAGCACGGTCTCCAGGAATGCAAGGCCAGACGATGCGCTGGCGATAATGTTCAATGGTCTGCGTGATCACTACGCGACGCATCTTTTTATACTGGATGGATTCACAGCATCATCAACGGACTGACCATTCGATGAGGCTTGGCGTATCGTTTGATTCAGGGTTGGCGAGGCGCTTGCCAACGATGGACGGAGCCGGGACGCCAAAAACTTCCCACCGGTTTTGCGCTCGATCAAGAAAGCGATTTCTGCCGAGCAGCCATGAACCCCCCTGACCCATCCGCTAACGGTTCCCTGGGTTACACCTAACGCTTTCGCCAGAGGGACCTGCCCGCCGAAGAAGGTAGTCAGCTCTTCAAATACATTCGCCATCTCGCACGACCTAATAGAGGTATGCCTTTACTGTATTTTAAAGGCACTCCTTTTTGCAAGCTAAAAGGCAAACCATTAAATTGAGCCGCTATGGAACTTAAAGATCGTCTTAAATACGCTCGAAAAAGGGCCGGCCTGACTCAGTCTGAGCTTGCCGATAAAGCCGGTATCAAACAGGCATCCGTGTCTGAAATTGAGCGTGGCTTGTCCCGTACGAGCGCATATCTTGTGAAAATAGCCACGATCTGTGGCGTTGATCCGCTATGGCTTGCTGAGGGCGTTGGATTCGCGGAAGCCGGCGTGCGACCACAAGTTCAGGAGGACTCACGCATGAGCTCGGCTGATCAGATCCGATCAATGCTCACAAGGATTGGGAAAGGCCTACCTGACGAAGCCCGCAGCAAAATTCTATCCGCGATCGATGGAGAGTCATTGCAGCCTCCAGGCGGAGTTGGGGATGAATTGCCATTCCTGAAGGTAAAGCCGGATGAGATCCTGATCCCGCAGTACGATATCCGTGCATCCATGGGGCACGGACAGGTTCCGGCCGATTACAACGAGGCAGTTCGCAACCTTGTTGTTCGTGAGGACGTCTTGCTGGAGAAAGGGATCACCTATACGTCCCTTTCAGCACTCGCGGTGATCACTGGCTGGGGGCAGAGCATGGAAGGGACCATAAACGACAAAGACCCGGTGATTGTTGATCGCGGAGTCAATGAGTTTGTCGGAGACGGGATTTACGTTATCACCTGGCATGGCCTGCTATACATCAAACGCCTGCAGGTTCTGGATGCTGAGCGCCTATGGCTGATCTCGGACAACACCAAGCACAAAGACCAGGAAGCACGCTCTGAGGATGTGACTATTCACGCCAAGGTGCTGCTCATCTGGAACGCCAGAAAGGCATGATTGCCTGACACGGCCGGGTTAACACAACCCAGCCTTTTTGGATTAATGGAGCTCTGCACATGCTGATTGGATCAATAATTGTCGTTGGCTTGTTCTGCCTGATCGTCCTAGGGACGTCTCAAAAGTTTGGCCACTCAGGAACGATCGGCGTTTTCTTTGGAGTGATTGCGGTTCCTGCATTCGTGTCCCTGATTTGGCGTTCTGCCTACGCGTTCAGCTGGTGGACGATCGCGATCTTTATCGGCCTGTCTTTTTTCGTTGGGCTGATGGCAAAGGCCGCTGCTGGCTCGGGGGAAGGCGCAAAAACTATGGTGCTCACACAGCCAATCACCGGCTTTATCGGTACCGCCTGCGCGATCGGCTGCTGGTTCGTGAAGTAATTACATAGCGGAATATATACAGCTCACCCCTGCTAAAAAACCGGCACCTCTTCCAGCACTTCAAAGTCAGCTGCCTCAGCAGGACGGTCATCGTCCGATGCCGCCTCCCACCTCAGCGTCACCGACTCACTTTCATCATTGAAAATCATTTCAATGTCGTCGGTCTCAGCCAGGCGCCCCATTACCTCCTCCCACTCACGATCACCGTCTGTATCAAGCCGGTGGATTGTCACCCAGCGCTGATGCTGAGCCGTGGGATGGTTGATCATTGATGAAACCCGCAAGCCCAAGCGCTCTACGCCGCTCATGATATGCCGGTCTGCCGGGTCCGCTTGTCTTCTCGCCTTAGCCACTTTCACCTCCCGATTAACTGTATATCTATACAGCGAAACATAAGCGTACCCAAAGTGAAGGTGCATGTGGTGCTCAATGAAAAATAAAGGTATGCCTGTTGACACCACAATAAAGGCTGACCTATATTTGCCCCAACGCAACCCTATGGAGCCTTACGCATGAACATTGCAACCATCACCGCCGGTAACTGGGCTGGCTCTCTTGGCCGGGGCCTGGCTCCGCGCGAACTGGAAGCGACCCTCTATGCCGCCAATGACCTGACGGCCAAGGAGATCGCACGGTTGATGGGTATTACTCCTGGCGCAGTCTCGAAGCGCCTGGACGATGCGAAGTTCAAGCTCGGCGTCCGCAGCATTCGCGGCCTGGTGATGGAAGCGTTCAAGCGCGGCCTCATCCACACATTTACGCCCGATCCACAGCAACAAAATTCTGATTGCGAAGGGGTCTTCCTGGCCTAAAGCCAGAGCCTTTACTCACATATTTTCGCGAAAGCCAACAACGCGGCCGGGATTCTTTCGGCCTCGAAAAAGATTCACCCCACCCACGAAAGAGGAAACACCCATGCTCGGTAAATTGTTTGGCAAAAAATCCGGCGAAGCACGTCAGGCCCTGGCCGTGATGACTAATCGTGACCTGATGCAGGCTTCGGTTTACGGCGTGTTCTACGTCGCTTCGGCTGATGGCGACATCGAGAAGGAAGAGCTCGAAAAAATCGAGAAACTGATCAACAACTCGGCGGCGCTCAAGGGCTTCGGCGCTGAGCTGAGCAACACCATCGATCGCGCAAAGGCCGACTTCAACGACGGCGGCCCGCGCATCATCCGCCAGAACGCCGAAAAGGAATTGAAGGACCTGGCCCACAGCGTCGACGACGCCGCAACCGTCCTGAATTTCATGCTTACCGTGGCCGAGGCTGACGGCGAGATCGAGCCCGCCGAGATGGTGGTGCTGGAAAAGGCCGCCAAGATCATGAACCTCAACCTCAAAGACTACCTGTAACCATGCTGGCCAAGTTCGGTACCAAGGCACGCTCGCTGGCAGCCTACGGGCTCGCCGGTGGCGTTGTCTTCGTCGACTCGGCCAGTCGCATCCTATCAATGGTGGGCGACCTGGTCCTGGTTGTCCTGCTGTTGGTGGTGCTGATGGCCGGCAAGTCAAAGCCAAACTGAGTCTACCCAACAACGGCGACTCCGCAATTTTGTGGAGTCGGCCAGGAGAACACCATGAGTTCACCAAATTACGATTCACGCACCGCTGACAAGTTTGTGGTACGCCTTCCGGACGGCCTGCGCGCCGAAATCGAAGCCGCGGCCAATGCCGACGACCGAAGCATGAACAGCGTGTTCGTCCGGGCCGTGCGCCAGTACCTGGACGGCCAACACCAGCAACAGATCCTGTTGAGTGTTCTGGCCAACGCAGTCGCTACCCCTACCCAACCTTCGCCGGCAGGTATTGTTCCACCAGCGATCGGCGAATACTGGCCAGGCCAAGGCGGCATCTATGGCGGTCGCCGCGAGTACCCGGAAGGTTTGTGCCACGTCGTGTTCGCTGCTGAGGACGTGGGCGGACACGCCTGGAGCAAAACCGGTTTCGATCTGGTGACCAGTCGCACCGACGGTCGAGCAAACACCGCCGCCCTGATCGACCACGACGCCCCAAGCCCTGCCGCCGAAACAGCAGTGAACTACACGGCCGACGGTCACCAAGACTTCTATCTGCCAAGCATCGGCGAACTGAGTCACGCATGGCTGTACATCCCGGAGAGCTTCGCCAACGAGGCGTACTGGAGCAGCTCGCAGCGCTCAGCCTACAGCGCATTCGACATGTACTTCGGTGATGGCTTTCAGGACACCAACGCCAAGTTCTACGAGCTCCGTGTCCGCCCCGTCCGCAGGCTGCCTATTTAATAATTCATTTATTGCTTCTGCGGCTTCGGCCGCACTGGAGATAGCGCGATGAAACGCCGCCAAATATCACCCGCCGCCCTGCCCGCTATCGGCCAACCGTTCGCCGGCGGCTTCTACGCAGGCCGGATCTACTTCGACGGTGCCGAGTTTGCACTTATCGATGCTGGTCAGGAATTCGAGACCGCCGCCCACTGGTGGGACCACGAAGGCCCGCGACCACGCATCCGTGGTGCAACACACCGATTTGACGGAATGGCGAACACCCTGGCCATGAGCGCCGAGGGCAGCACCATCGCAACCAAGGTGCTGGGCATGAACATCCGGGGCACCTGGGGCTGGCATATCCCGAGCATTGAAGAGCTGAACCTGATGCGGGGTAACCTGCTACAGCTGCCAGATTGGAATCACCGCATATGTGAGGCCGCGCCGCAGGCGTTCCGTGGCTCCCATCAGTATTGGTCCAGCACCCAGAAAGAGAACGCGGCTACGGCATGGCTGATGGGTATGTATCCATGGGCGGTGCCGGACACCAATTGGGTCAGCGGCTGCAACGGGATACGGCCGGTGAAGGTCCTGCAGATCAAGGCCGACGCCTTCGTGCATGAGCCATCGACGGATATTGCTGCGAACGTAGCAGTGTGTGAACTGGGCGGATTGACCGCCAGCCCGGCGGTGGCCGAGGTGCTGGGCCAGTTCATCAACGAAGACACCGGGCGCTTCTACGGACGCACTGATGACCTGCTGGCCAAGCTGGCGATGATCGCAGGGGAGGCACGAGCATGAACAAATTCAAGCGATTCGAACTCAACACCACGGGCCGCGACTTCGCCGTCGGTGATGTGCACGGACACTTCACCAAACTCCAGGCAGCACTGGATGCGGCCGGGTTCAATCCTGCCATTGATCGACTGTTCAGTGTCGGCGATCTGGTGGACCGCGGGCCCGAGTCTGCCGACGTGGACACCTGGCTGGCCAAGCCGTGGTTCTTCGCCGTCCAGGGCAACCATGAGGCGATGGTGTACGACGCCTATCACTTCGACCCTGATGGCCGCGCGGGCAACCTGCATGTCGCGAACGGTGGTGCCTGGATGCTGGGCCTGCCATCTGTTGAGCGTGGCTGCTATGCCGCGTTGCTGGCTGACCTCCCGATCGCGATTGAAGTTGTGACGGGCGAGGGCCTTGTAGGGATCGTACATGCCGATTGCCCCTTCCCTGTGTGGTCGATGCTGCGCGATGCGCTCAACGGCCAGATGCCGGGCCTGCTGAACGTGGATGCTGTTTGCCAGTGGTCGCGCAGCCGTATCACGGACGAAAACCATGAAGGGGTCAGCGGCGTGCGCGCGGTCATTGTCGGGCACACCCCGGTGCGCCAGCCGGCAATCCTCGGCAACGTGTATCACATCGACACCGGGGCCTGGATGGGTGGTCACTTCACACTGATCGACCTGGGTACGTTGCAGTGCCACCCGCCGGTCAATCCGAAACTGAACTGGGACTGGGAGGAGCGGCCATGAAAACCATCATCACAATGATCCTGCTGCTGATCGCTGGCCAGACCACCGCCGGCGAGCAATTGATCGACGTCCAGCACGACAGCGTGCGCGGCGTCACCTGCTGGATCTTGAACAACACAGGGATCAGCTGCTTGCCAGATGGCTCATTTCAAGGCCACCCCACCGCCACCCCATCAAGCGAGGTAGGCCGGGACTCTCACGCCGATTCAGGTCCGAAAAAAGGACTTCAAGTGGCCGCCCCACTGCCGCGCGAAACCAGCGAATCGTCAACTTGCGCAAAATCGCAAGTTAGCGCATCGGCAGGTGGGTCATATGAAAAGGGGTTCCAACTATGAACCGCCACAACAGCACCAAGGGCCAGCGCCTGATCGAGCTGTTCAACGCCCTGCAGCGTCGGGAAACCACGTTCGGCCAGATCTACGCTATGTCGGCATCGTGCGGGGTCGACGCACGCCGGGTGCTGGCCGACCACTTCAACCGATCTTAAATTCGCGCCACGATTTGCGATAAACAAAAACGTGGCGCGCAACAAGCAAGAGTGCACCTAGGTCACATCTAACGAGGAAATATCCATGGAACAACAACGCACTATCCTGATCAGCAACGTAGAAGCAAGCAAGATGATCGGCATGCAGAGCGTGTCAGGACTGAACAAGCTTCGGGAGCGCGACAAAACGTTTCCCAAGCCGATCACAACCAGCGATGCACGCTGCGCACGACTCCGTTTCGATCCTGCCGAAATCGAACAGTGGATTGCCAACAAGAAGTCCGCTCGCGACCAACCGGGTGCCAACCAGTAA